CCAGTGGTCACCAAGCAACACATCTACCGATGCCGGATTCACCAGCCCTTCATCCCCATTAAAGGGAGTGACCACCTCGCTTTTCCGACACCTAGCGATGATCTCACAGCCACACAGAACTGCCATCCAAACGACGCAAAAACCAATCCTAGTGGGACTCTCGCAAAATCTTTTTCTCAGAGGCATAGGCGCCTTTCTGATACATCTCAGTTACATCTCGCACCCACGGCACCAACCAATCATTTACCCGTGAACACTGATCCCAGTTCACTGGCTTGGCGCACTGCACAACGACCGTAGTCCACAGCGCTGTGGCGTAGGCCCAGACCTGGTAAAGCTGAATCACTCGACAAATATGGCCCAGCCTGATTTTGGGCCCTCGACTTGCCAGCGTTGATGAAACGCGGCTTGGCGCACATTGACTCGATAACCAGAGAGCGCCGTATCGTGCCCGCCTTCCTCGATTCTTGGCCGACCCATTGGGTCTGAGAGAAGCCAGCCCGGATCGCTGGAATAACGTCCGCTATAACCATGCACAATCGCCCAGTGGCCACAGGCTTCGCTGCTGCACATTGGTGGCTCGCCTCGCAGCATGTTGCCTTTATCCAACCAACCCAGCATCACCGGAATCCCGCTGTCGATCGCCTCCATGACGTCTTCAGCGTCTGCTGTCTGCGTAAAAGTGACAGTAAGACCAAGACTCGTCAGTGCTTTGACGTGGGCATCGACTGAGGTCGTGTCCCCATATCGCTCACGGATTTGGGCATATTTTTGTTGGCTGGAAACCTTTCTGTGGAAGGCGGCAATCATGCCCGCAGCGCTTGTAAAGCACATGCGTGAGCCATTGGGGAGGTCAAGCTGCCTGAAGTAGCGAGGCAGGTGAACCTCTTGGTCAATGCCGCTTGCTTTCCAAGCCTGAACCCACGCAGCATCTTCCTCCAGCAACTCTCGCGGAAGAGAATCCTCTAAAAGCTTTACGGCAGCCGCACGGTGAGGAACGTCGCGTTTGAAGAATTCAAAAAAGGGGAGCAACGCTAGCGACACGGCGACCAGCAGCAGGGTCAGCTGAATGATGGCGGACACGGTCTAGTGGTCAATCCTCGTGTCAGGCAAAAGCATGTCACGCACATGCTTCACCGCCAAATCGTCCAAATCGTTATCGGTGTTTGCCACGATTTTCTCCAGCATCGCAACGATCAATTCTTTGAACGCTCTTGATTTCCAGGCGGTCATCAAGATTGGCTTAAGAAGCAAAAGCATTGGATTGCTCTAGATAGCACTATTACGTTAGTGCCTATCTGTATGGCCTTCCAATCTGGCCACCGCACGCTCCAATTCATTCAATCTCGCAAAGACCTCCATATCCTTGGTCTTGATGTCGTTGTGCAAAATATCCAAACGGCCAGACAGATTGTCGACAGCAGCAGTTAATCGAATCAATGAGTCTTGCCCTTGACGACTTTGACGGCTAAGCCCTGAAGCCCCCAAGCCAGCCACTGTGATTGACGCGCCAGCAACGGCGGCCCAGACTTCAACCATAGCCCGCCATACACGCTCTCTAGATCATGGCAGAAACCAAGGAAACCAAGTCAGAAGAGCAAGAAGATCACTCCAATGGCTGGCTTGGCGACTTTGTGCGCCTGACCATCATGGTCTGGGCCATGGGCGTGATCACTGCCAACTACCTAGGCATTTTCAAACAGTCGATTGACGTGACTTTCTCGGCATCGTTGCTTTCATCAACGGCAGCCAGTTATGGCCTGTCTGTCGGCCGTAATGGTCAAAAGAAGAAAGAGGAGAAGAGCGTTATCGTTGAAAGCAAAGACACCAAAGCTGGCATCAAATGAATCGCTCACTCTTGGTATTGGGCATCACATTGGCAGCGGCTTTGCCTGCTCGTGCTGATTTAACCCACCGAATCAGCAGCAGCGTTCAACTTGATGTGGGTGCTGCTTCAAGCCGTGCCATTCGCGTCGGCAACAGTTACAGCATCAGCGGCAACGGAATTGATACCAGCGTCACCGCAGGCGGCACAACTACAAGCGATGCACTTGGTGGGCTTGGTGCAGCCACTAACGGTGTCAACGCAATCACAATTCCAGACGCAACGCAAAAGACTGCTGGCAACTCGTTCAGCTTTGCGACCAGCTACACGCAGGGCGACACGGTGCCCACGTCAGCCCCGACAGTTGGCGAGGCGCCCGCATTTGGCGATGTCACGAGTACAGCCGCAGGCGTTAACACTGGCCTAAGCGGGAGCGTCACAACAGCGGGCACCATCACAATCAGCCCAGGCGGAGCGAACACCAGTGCAATCGGACAGGTGATCAGTGAACTCCAAAGCCGCTAGTGCATTGCTGCTGCTTGTGGCGTCACCAGCAGCGGCCCTGCCCGTTATTCCTAACTTCTCACAGGGTCAAGTCTCAAGCCACACGGAGACAAAAACAGTTATCAAAGAGAGCATTCGGTCTGAGTCGTTTCGCACCGGTTTTGAGTATTCCGTCTCGGGCACTGGGGTAGAACCTGCAAGCTCTATTGTCAGCCCGCCAGCAGGCAGCAAATCACTAAACCTTTCAAGTCGCTCCACTTGGGTGCAAACTACGCCCGGCGCTGCGTTCCAGTTCGCGGAAACTTACAGCGGCCCTGGCCTGATCGAGAAGGTTGCAATCGACCGCGAAACGCTGATTGAAAGCGTTACCGACTCCACCAGCACGTTTAGCCAATGAAAGCAGCTGTTGCAGCCTTTTCGCTCAGCTTTTTGTATTGCTTACCTGCTGCAAGTCAGGTAAGTGCAACTGCATCTCCGGTGTCAAATAGCAGCGGCTCAGTTGTTAATCAAGCCGTGCAAATTGTTCCTGGTCAGTATATGAAATACGCCGTAGGCAGCGGGATCCAGTGTGACGGAGCCACGCTAAATATCTCCCCTTTTGTTTCGTCTACGCATTCTTTTGGCAAGCCAGACAATCAGTATTATCAAGAGCCAGTTTTTGATAACAGCGATAACCGCGGGCTTATAGATCCCGACACTGGGCTGGACCAACCCGATGGGATTCCAGACAATATCGGGCGCATTCTGTACTACAAGCCGCAGCGCACAGGCTACCGCCAGAACTTCAGCAATAACTTCGGCATCACGGCCACGTTCTCTATTCCCCTGGACTGGGGACCGATCAACCTCTGCAAGGATGCCCAGCGAAAACAAGTCGCCCTCTACGAGCAAGCCCTAGCGGACAAACGCCTCAACTACGAAATGGGGCGGCTCAAGGCTTGCGCTGAAGCTATTAGAGAAGGTTATGGCTTTGCCAAAAATTCGCCGTTTGCCGCCATCTGCGCTGATGTCGTACTCAAACCCGTACCAGTTGAAGACCACACGCACCAGATTATTTACCCAGAGCGCGCCTCAGATCGCGAATGGCTTGATTCCGGTGACGCTGAATCACCCGCCGCTGCTGTAAGGATTCCAGTTTCTCCGTACGACCAAGCTTCTGATTGATCTTCTTCACCACCTTCTTGGTCAAAGGTTTTGCCAGCTTCTGCAGCAGTGACGCAATCGGTTTGGCAAAGATTGCCACCGAAGTGGCAAATGCAGCTGTCAACGCAACAGACATCGTTGGACCAGCATCAGGCACATAGTTGTTAACCACCTGACCAACAGGTACGGGATCCCAAAGCTTTACGCACTTGCCGTCCTTCAACTCATAACCGGCAAGAACCTTTGTTCCTAATTTGTTAAACGATCCGATTTCTTTCGCACCAAATGGCGGACAAGGTGGATCTGGTGGCATCTTTGAGTTGCCGGAAGCCAAGGCCGGCGTCGCACCAAGAGGGGACTGGGTCGGAGTTGATCTCTCCGGCCTTTTTATTGGCGCTTCAGGTGGACTAACCCACGTAAAGTCACGCGGTCTATAGTCCGGCGCTTCAAAGATTGGTGCCGCTCCATCACACAAGGTGACTACACCGCGTGGATCATCCTCAAACGTTTCGACGCCTCTGCCTTGCGTAATCCTGGCGCGAATGCAACCAGGCATGTCAATAACTGGAAAGCGTGCTGACGTAACTGGTGGTGCGGCTGGTAAAACAGGT